TATAGGTCTCGCTTAGGTGCGAAAGATCATATCTTTTGTGCTTAGAGTCTAAGACCTAAACACTTTGGACGACTATTCCAGAGACGGATTGTTGGTGGTGACACGGACATTTCCCTCTTTTACTTTCTTATGAGAAGTAGACAGTTATCATCATCAGAAGATCGCTTTTCAAATTAATGAAACGATCAAAGATGTGATAATCCCAGATGCTAGAGTGGTACTAATTCAAATACCAATTCTAGTCTGAGAAATTCAGTCAGGTAGTCGGTCATTTATAGCATTTGCTGTTCCGATGTGGGCTCAATCTAAAAGTTGAGCACCTCAACCGGTAATATAGGTTACACTTAAGGTAACAAAAGGTGAAAGGCTATCATAAGTTATATTAAATAACCTGATACCAACACCAGTTGTTCAACCCAAAAGCGTTCCTATAATCGCAGGGATACTATCCATAAAGAAAGAAGTAATCTCCTTAACAACGACTAAGTCGTGATAAGAGATTAAGTTCTGTCCTAATGGAAGATATATTAGGTAAACTAATAGATCAGAAAATGGTCCAACTAACATGACTAATACTGCTACTGGTCCAAGATATAGGAAGTCATATCACGAATGAAATTGTGCAATTAAATGCGCAATATCATGCAAATGGTTTATACAAACCATTGCAATTCATGCTGTACATCCTATAATTAGACCTCATAAGTAAGAGTAATTGCTACTAATAACTTCATGAAGTGTTAAAACATCATGAAGCCCGATCCCAATAAGAGATAATGTTATAGAAGAAAACAAACTTAACAGAATAGCTTTCGCTAAATGTCAAATTGTTATCCTTCGTAACAATAAAACTCTAGGGTTTCCCATAGGGAAGAGAGAAATAACTCTCATCGCAGAAGCAATTCTCCTTAATAAAAATCTCATTATTTAAATAGTGAAATTTGAGGATTTTGTCCCTGTCTGACCCTGCATAGTAGCTTCTATGAATAACCGCATTCATTTCTTTCATCTAAAAATAGTTCTCTTTGTTTCAAATCCAGAGAAAATCTCTGATTTGTCACTAGGAACTCTAATAGGATGAGTAAGGTTCTGAATCGACATAGAGGTAAGAGAATCTAAAACTGTAAACATAGCGTTTACAGCATTAGATACATCTCTTAAATTAGTCCCCCGGGTCATATAGGCTTCTCCAGCAAAGGGGTAATATGCCCCTTTAACGTAGGAGTTAATAATTGAAACAAAATACAAATGTGAAGAAATTATTCGTTTCATACTTGAGATCTTAACTAAATATTCTTTAGAAAGATCATGAGTAACAGAAGCGGTAATAATTGACTTCAATTGTATTTCTTGAGCCGTTACAAAAATAGGAGCATATTTCATATGCTTCTTTTGTAAATCATCAGCAAATGTCATATACGGAAGAAGTTTTCCTTGTGTATTCCATATGGAGTACTTAGGATGACTGTCCGTAATATGACCTGATGGTTTACTACCTTTAAAATAGTAACTTCCAGTATGAGTTGGTTTGTAGTGAGA